CTTCTGTTACAGGCAAGCCAGAAAAAGGCAAAATTAAACCTAAGATTCAGGAGCAGATAAGGTTAATGACTAACATAGCAACTACAATGTTAATTACTTTTAACGATAAAAATATCCGTAACCAACCAGATGGTATAGCAACTCTCAATGGAGTCTACAAAGATGGCATTGAAAACTTAACTAAACTTTCTATTGCTAGTCCTTATGCAAGTAAAGCATATCAAAATATTATTAAACCGTTGCTTGATGATTCTTATAGTGTTCCTACGGAGGTTAAGTAATGGATTATGATTTAGATTATTATAAAAAAATTGTTAAAGACATGGTTGCAGATGGGAAAATATCTGGAAGTGCCAAAGAGATAAAAAGATATACTCAAGAACTCTATCAGTATGATACACAATCAAACTTTCCAGGTCAACGTCCTACATCAGCACCGCTTCCGCCTGGTGCTGCTGGAGTCCTTACCCCTATTCCTGGTGGTGCTCGTAATGACTGGGAATCATTTGGTAATGGTCAGATTATGTACAATGAGGGAACGTCCACTTCTGCTGGTGTAAATACAGAAGCATATATTTCATTACCTCAAACAGATACAGAACAACCTAGTGCTAAGATGGCTTTAATAGCATCAAGTAGTGGTTCAGGCTTTGAGTTAATTGATTTAAATACAGCCGCTACACAATTTAGAAATTTAATTCCTAGAACAGATGCTGATTATAAGTTTTATAAAGAACAACTATCTGCTTATTATCCAAATAAAGCAGCACTTCAAAATTCTTTACTACAACCTATATCAGAGAATGACCTTGGCTTTAATGAGGCTATTAAAAAAGCAATTAATACTGTATCTTTAAACAACTTTGCTATTGCTAATAAATATGCAGAAGAGTTAAAGAATAATCCTGATACACCAACCCCTACATTACAGGGCTATGAAGGATTTATTAAAAGTAGAAATCAATTACCTGGCAGTACAAGTCAAAGCCAGCGTATTGGCAGTCTTACTACGGAGATGGATGCTAACGCAGAGTTTGACCGTACTGTTCAGCAATATGTTGGTGACCCAGACTTAGTAGATAAAGTAGATAAACTACGCAAAAAGTATTGGAATGATTTACATAATGAAGAACTAAAGCGTATTAGCACAACAACAACTGTAACAGACCCATTCAATCAAAATTCAAATACTCAAGGTATTGGTTATGCGCCACTAACAGAGCAAGACCGCATTGAGATGCGTCTTAATCTAATAGTTAATGGCTATTCAGAAAAAAATAAAACAACTAAAGAAAAAACTATTATCAGTACTGGTATTAGAAAGACATCTCAAGAAGACTTGATAGCAACTGGTGCTGTTATTGGTTCGGCATATGGAAAGTTACAGGAGTTTGCTTCTGACTATGGTATCCAACTAACACCTGATGAACTGCTAACAAGAGTTAACAGGTCTCTTATTCCTGGTGGAGTAACTGCTGGCATTAGTCCTGAGAGTATTAATACAGGTATAACTGCAGAGCAGAATAGTATTAAGCAAGCAGCAAAGATACATTATAAAACTCTTGCACCTTATATAGACCAAGGACTTAAAGTATCTGATATTACTTCTAACTTCCAGCGTATCAAAGAAGATGAGTTTGGTTTAGGTCGCAACTCTATAGGTGTTTTTGATAATGATGTAATAAAGGCTATTAGTGGAGATAACATTTCTAGTGTAAATGATTTTATCCTTGGTGTTCGGTCTGACCCTTCATGGCGTAAGACTCCAAAGGCTAATGAACTGGCAGCAACATTTATTAATACTATTCTTAAGAGTTGGGGTAAGGTAGGCTAATGGCAGAATATGTTGATGCTTTTCAAAGAGCGGTAAAAAACAAAACAACAACACCTAAAATTACCACACCAGATAACACAGCATTTGGATTAACAGACTTAACAGACACAGAAAAAAGAATTTATGGTTCAGATGGTGTTACACCTACTACACCACTTAAGCCAACACCTGACACTCCTGACGAACCTGACACTCCCGATGCTGGTGGCGGTAAGAAATTCTATTCAAGAGATGGACTAGCCTATGACACACAAGCGCAGGCTAATGCCCGTAATGAATACTTAGATAATCAAGACGCTAAAGATAAATACGATAAAGACCAAGCAGAGATTGCTGATAAAGCAAAAAAAGAAGCAGAGAAGCGAGATGCCTTTGCTTTGATAAATGACACGATGAGGTCATATGGGTTTACCGATGCTGAAATGGTAGAGTTGCAAGCATTTATTGAGTCTCAAATAATTGACCCTAACATAGGTCCTCAGGCTGGCATACTAGCAATGAAGGCATTGCCTGTATATAAGGCTCGCTTTGCTGGTAATGAAAGTCGTGTTAAGTCAGGACTCAATGCTCTTAGTGAGTATGATTATTTACAACAAGAGAATGCTTATGGTCAATACTTGCAGGCATATGGTGTTGGCAATCTTGGTACTAGAGAAACATATGCTAACCTTATTGCTAATCAAGTATCAGCAACTGAAGTTTCTAAACGAGCACAGATAGCAGTAGACCGTGTTAAGAATTCTGACCCACAAATCATGGCTCAACTTAAAGCATATTATCCAACCTTAACTGATTCTGATTTAGTTTCTTACTTCCTTAATCCTAAGCAAGTACTACCTGACCTTGAGCGTAAAGTAACTGCATCTGAAATTAGTGCTGCTGCTATTGGACAAGGCTTTAAGGCTGGAGCAACCAATGCGTTAGGTCTTGCCGATTATGGTATTGACCGCGCTGCTGCATTAACTGGCTATAAAGATATTAAAGAAGTCTTGCCTACTACTCAAAAGTTAAGCAATGTTTACAAAGAGACAGGTATTAAGTATGACCAAGCCTCTGCTGAAAATGAATTCTTAAAAGACAATGTTGATGTTGCTAATCAGCGTAAGCGTCTTAAGTCATTAGAACGAGGACAGTTTGGTGGTTCCGCTGGAACCTCTAAAGGTTCGTTCTCAACAAGTTACTTGAATAAGCAATCTAACGCAGGTCAGTTCTAAATAGATTCCTGTGTGACCCACCAGCCCACACAGCGTAGAAGACTGGTAGCAAGAGCCAGACCGATTCCCCGATTGGAAACTGTGGCTTGCGATTCAAACGAATAGAAGGGTGGGTTGCTATGAGCAACAACTACTGGGACGACGAAGACGACGATACTGATACAACATCAGCACCGCTTGAAGGCAATGACTTACTAAAGCAATTGCGTAAAGCAAAACGTGCAGATGAAAAACGTATCAAAGAGTTGTCTGACCAACTTGATGGGTTCAACAAAGCGCAAAGAGAATCCATTATAAAAAAGGTCCTGGAATCATATGGTGTCAGTCAGAAGGCTGCACGTTTGATTTCCAGAGAGTTCGATGGAGATATATCCGAAGAGGCAGTGTCTCAATGGATAGATGATAACGCCGAAGTTTTTGGAATCGAAGTGCAATACGCTGAAGATACACCAGAAAATAGTAACGATAATCGTGCGGCATTACGCCAGCAAGACATTGTTACGCAGGGTGCTATAACACCCGAAAGAGCGGAAGATATGAATAGTCGTCTTAACAATGCAGAATCTGCAGAAGAGATTATTAATCTTATCTATTCGCAACAACAATCATAGTTTAACTTAATCACCTTGGAGGTGAAACATGGCTAACGCCTATACATCCACAGGTTCGTCCACTCTCGGCGGAACTGTTGGAAGCGCTGGTCTGGTCCAAAAGGCATACGACCGCCTATTGGAGTTTGCTCTCCGTTCTGAACCCCTAATTCGTTCAGTCGCAGACAAGCGTCCAGCAAAGCAATCAATCCCTGGTTCAACTGTAGTTCTACAGAAATACGTTGACCTAACAGCAGCAACAACAGCACTGACAGAAACTACTGACCCAGATGCAGTTGCATTATCAACACCAACTCAGGTACCAATTACTCTTAACGAGCATGGTAACTCAGTTCTTGTTACACGTGCGTTGGAACTATTCAGCCTTGCTGATGTAGACCCAGCAATCGCTAACATCATTGCATTCAACCTTGCCGATTCAATTGACCAGGTTGCAATGACAACACTTCGTGGTGGAACCAACGTAATCTACGGTGGAGACGCTACAGATACAGATGAAATCGTTGCTGCTGATACAATCACATCTGCAATGATTCGCAAGGCAGTTGCAAAACTCCGTGCAAACAAGGCAGTCGCTCGTAAGGGCTCACTATACTGGTGTGGTATCCACCCAGAAGTTTCACACGACCTTCGTGCTGAGACAGGTTCAGCAGGATGGCTTCTTCCTAACCAATACGGCTCTGCACAAGACCGTATCTGGGCTGGAGAAATTGGACAATATGAAGGTGCATACTTCGTAGAATCACCACGTCTATACAATGCTACAGACGGAGCATCATCTGCTCGTAACTTCCGCACAATCATTGCTGGACAACAGGCAATGGCAGAAGCAGTGGCTGAAGAGCCACACGTAGTTATCGGACCAGTAGTTGACAAGTTA